ATGACGAAGAAAAAAGCACATAAACCTGGTTCAGCGACCATCGCGCTTAACAAGCGCGCCCGTCACGAATACTTTATCGAAGAAGAGTTCGAAGCGGGACTTGCCCTGCAAGGCTGGGAAGTTAAATCCCTGCGCGCAGGAAAAGCCAATATCAGCGACAGCTACGTCCTTCTGCGTGACGGAGAGGCATTTCTGTTTGGCGCTAACATCACGCCAATGGCCGTGGCCTCCACGCATGTGGTGTGCGATCCTACCCGTACCCGCAAGTTACTTCTCAACCAGCGCGAACTGGACTCATTGTACGGTCGCGTCAATCGAGAAGGCTATACCGTAGTGGCGCTCTCCCTGTACTGGAAAAATGCCTGGTGCAAAGTGAAAATCGGCGTCGCCAAAGGTAAGAAACAGCACGATAAACGTTCAGATATCAAAGAGCGCGAATGGCAGGTGGATAAAGCACGTATCATGAAAAACGCCCACCGTTAAACCTGCACTCCAATTATTGACCAGTTCCTCACCGCGCCTCCCTCTCCGGCGGCGCGAATGAACATCTTATTGGCTATCACATCCGACACAAATGTTGCCATCCCATTGCTTAATCGAATAAAAATCAGATCAGGCTACATGGGTGCTAAATCTTTAACGATAACGCCATTGAGGCTGGTCATGGCGCTCATAAATCTGGTATACTTACCTTTACACATTGGGGCTGATTCTGGATTCGACGGGATTTGCGAAACCCAAGGTGCATGCCGAGGGGCGGTTGGCCTCGTAAAAAGCCGCAAAAAATAGTCGCAAACGACGAAAACTACGCTTTAGCAGCTTAATAACCTGCTTAGAGCCCTCTCTCCCTAGCCTCCGCTCTTAGGACGGGGATCAAGAGAGGTCAAACCCAAAAGAGATCGCGTGGAAGCCCTGCCTGGGGTTGAAGCGTTAAAACTTAATCAGGCTAGTTTGTTAGTGGCGTGTCCGTCCGCAGCTGGCAAGCGAATGTAAAGACTGACTAAGCATGTAGTACCGAGGATGTAGGAATTTCGGACGCGGGTTCAACTCCCGCCAGCTCCACCAAATAAATCAAGGGGTTACGTGAAAGCGTAGCCCCTTTTTCTTTGGTAGTGGCGGCAAAATGGCGACAGACTTTTGCGTCCATCTTGCCTGTCGCCATCTTGAAATCATGCAAAGAGGTTTCACATGGAAGAACTTCACTTTGTTTACATCAATGCAAATGGTCGTATCGGTGTTCACTCTATACAGAGCATCAGTTATAGCGAAAATCATATACAGGGCATTTGTAAGAACACCGATCGAATAAAAACCTTCCGAAAAGACCGCATTCTTAAACAGTACGATTCACCAGAACAAGCCATTCAGGAGTGCGCGTCATTCCTCCCCGAAAACTACTCACATCTCACCAAGCAGTCTGGTCCGAAAAAAAATACATTCGATGTATGTTTCACCGGATTTAAGAAAGCAGATAAAGAAAGATTGGTTGATAAGGCGAATGAACAAGGATTAACGGTAAGAACCTCTGTAACCCAAAGCCTTCAGATGCTCTGTTGCGGTTACAATGCAGGCCCATCAAAAGTATCGGCAGCCCGGATGAAAGGCACAATCATCATAGATGAGCCTGGCTTTATACATTTTCTTGAAACGGGTGAGATCCCAGATGAATAAAAACCTGCCGTAGCAGGTTCTCTTTCTCAAAAATTCATATGCCCCTGACCACCTGGCAATGGATGTGGAGGAGCAGTAGCAATCAGTGCGGGTGTCACAATAAACCGGACCACTGTTTCATGGGTAACAAAAGTGCTCCCGCAGTTAATATTTTGGCACTGGCAGTAACGCTCTTTGGTGCTTTCAGTTACTTGAAAACTGCTCCTTGTGTGTGCCGCATGACCACACTTTGGACAATTCATCATATCCAGATCCCTACCTTTGCTATCAGAATCATTGTAATGATACACAAAATATCAATATTGAGAACACTTTATTCCATTTCAAGATCATCAATCTTCACTTCGAGTTCAATACTGGTTGTAAAACCGTTATCCGGGCTGACGGTATGTGTCAGAGTCGTAATGGTCCATTCCGCATCATCTATCGGCTGTTTAAAACCACTGACCTTCACAGGCATTTCCGTGTAGAGATCTGCCCGCCCTTCCGCCAGTTGTAGCGAGAATGACGCAACGCCACGTTGCAGGCGTTCCCACTGCATTTTCGCTGCCCGTTCAGCGTTGCTCCGGTTGGCATAAGTGCGATTAAGTACCAGCACGTTTTCATCCGTCCCCACCAGGTAATCGCCCTGCTTCGCTTCCGGCTCTTTCTTCTGCTTCTTAGTCCTGCGCTTACGCTTCACCGTAGTGCTTTCTTTCTTCGCGGGTTCGCGGGTATGCAACCAGCTGGCAATTACCCCCGTGTAAGCTCCGCGATCTGCCAGGGTAAAGCGGTGACTGTCGCCGTCCTTACGTGTGATAGTAATCACCGGCAGTGGTTTACCGCTGGCGCTTTTGCCCTGTCCCTGCCGGATGAATAACAGATTGCCATTTTTCACCGATGCAATGGCACCGTACTGGCGCGCCAGCCGCATCAAAAAACTGCCGTCACTCTCATTAGTCTGGTCTATATGCTCCACGGGCTTATCCGACAGGTCTTTACCCAGTGCCATCTTCAGCTTGTGCCGCGCGGCTATTTCCTTCACCACTTCCCCGATGGTGGTGTTATGCCACGATTTTTCACGGCGGGTATTCAGCGTTTCCCGAAAATCAGCACTTCGCGCCCGGATAGTCAGGCGGTCCGGTGCGCCAGTGTGTTCAATCTCGTCCACCGTGAATGCCCCTTTCGGGAAAAGCGGCTGCCCCTTCCAGCCCAGCGCCAGCGTAATGACCGCACCACGGCGCGGCAGCACGATTTTTCCGTCGGCGTCGTCCAGCTCCAGATCAAGCTGGTCCGCTTCAAAGCCCCGGTTATCCGTCAGCGTAAGCCCCATCAGGCGTTTGTCCAGCACAGTGGTGATATCCTTCCCCTCAATACTGATGCTGAATGCGGGAGTTTTGTTGCCTTTGTTAAGCAGTTCAGAGCTGAAATTCACGACAGCAGCCCTCCCACCGTTTTACTGATATCGCTTAAGGCAGACGTTGCCGTATCCTGCAAATTATTCAGCTGCGCACTGAGATCACCGAACATATCGGACAGGGATTCATCCACCCGTTTGAGCGACAGGGTAAACTCAATCCGGCGCGGCATACCATCGCGGAAAAACTCCGTTTTAGTCTGATTCAGTCCCTCAATCACATACATGCCGTAAATCGTGCCGCTGCCTTCAATCAGGGGCCATGCTTTTCCCTGTTCTGCCATCTGCTCCAGAGCCAGCAACGACAGCCTGCCGCCCGTTATCTCCGGCATAAGAACACCAGAAAGCGTCAGCATGTCGTTGTCCGGTCCCAGAAACTGCGTGGACGGACGACGGTTTACCCGGCTGTTTGCCGCATGTCGCCAGCTGCGTTGATACTGCAGTTCCTGATACGGAACGGTGCGCAGCATAAACACGTACAATCCCAGCACCATCATCATGCGTCGTATCCCCCCTGATCGCTGTAGTTACTCCTGGCTTTTGCCTTCAGCCTGCGTTCACGTTCATCAAGCTGGCGTGCCACCTCCCGCGCAATATCCTGCGCACTTTGTCCTGGCTGCGTCTGAATGATGATCTGCGTCGGTGCCTCAATCCGGTGAACGGGCGGCACAGTGGCTACACGACTCACCATCGCTTCGCCGCCTTTCGCGGGAAGTGCCAAAGGATGCAACGGTGGAAGCTCTGCAGGCGCGGCAGCAACGCCCATCATTCCGGCAACAACGGCAGCCAGTGCAGCTGTATTTCTCCGGCTGGTCACATTTGCCGGGCCGTTAACAATTTCCGGCCCGTTTTCACCGACGATGCCAAACTGCCCACGCGGGATATAGCCGCCGCTGTCATACATCCCCGCAAAGCCATATCCCCATGACGGAACCCCCCCCGATGGCATCATCACTTTACCGTCTGCATTCACCGTCGCAGGTTGCTGACGCGTCACTCTTTCCGGCAGTTTCGCCTTTGCAGCCTCTTTACTGACAATGCCGAGTTTCTCCAGCAACCAGGAAACGCCGGATTTCAGGGAGTCCAGCGGATGCATGACCATATTCAGCCCTTCCGCCAGTGCCTCCCCGAATCGCCGCCCCATTGCCGCTGCACTCTGCAGTTCGGCAGAGGTCGACTTAACGGGCGTCAGCAGATCAGTAAACCAGCCCCACAGCGCCTGTACTTTGTCGCCAATCCACTGGAACACGGGCTTAAGCGGTTCGAATGCTGCACTGACGGGACCTGCCGCCGCTTTGAATCCTTCCACCACGCCACCAAGAAATGCGGTGATGGGTTGCCAGTATTTCCAGACAACCAGCGCCACGCCCGCCAGTGCAGTAACCACAAGACCTATCGGACTGAGCAGAGCACCTAACAGACCAGATACGGCATACAGGGCAACGCGCAGCATCGCCAGTGGACCAGATGCCAGTACTCGCAGCACCGTGCCTGCGGAGGCCAGTCCACCGCGCAGTACCGCCAGAGGATTCATAAACATCACAGCAACAGCACGTAAACCGGATAATCCAGACCGCAAAAGTGCAACCGGCGCACCTGCTACAGTTTTCAGGACATTTCCCGTCAGTGATGCCGTGCGGCGCAAAGACGACAACGGCGCAGTAAGTAAACCTGCGGCGTTGCCCGATGAAGCAAGCCCGCGTCGCAGCAGTGCAAGTGGTGCGCCAGCCAGCCAGGACAACGCGCTGCTGGTTCGCGTTACTGCTGCCGTAACGGAAGGTAACGTTTTGATACCCAGCACAGAGAATCCCAGACGGATCACTGCCAGCGGCCCCAGCACTGCAGCCAGCGCCACCGCTAAGGTGCCGAGGCCGACGGTAACCGCAGCCACAACGGCCGACGCTTTCATCAGTGTGCCTGTCAGTTCCGGGTTAGCTTCCACCCAGCGACGCAACGCCCCCGTGACGCTTTTCACCGTGTACAGAATATCCATCAGCGGCTGGCGCAGCGTTTCGCCCAGGCTGCTGAAGGTGTTCTGCGCTCCGGTTTTGACCAGCAACCACTGCGCAGAAAGTGAATCCTTGTTAATGTCGGATTCTTTCTGCATGGAGCCGAGCGCATCATTGCCCGCTGTCAGTTTTAACTGACGCTGCAGTTCCGGCAGGTTATTTGCCAGTTTCGCCGCGTCATCGCCAAACTCTTTACCAAACAACATAGTCATGGCAGACAGGCGCTTGTCCTGCGGCAGCGCGTTTACCTTCTCCAGCACGCGCTGGATGGTTCCCATCGCATCCTTCGTCATCTGCTTTTCAATCACTTCAGGATTGAGTTTCAGCAGATTCATCCCTTCAAAGAAACTCTTGCTTTGCATGGTGGCAATGGACAATTCACGCACCATCGCGTTTGCTGCACTGGCTGCAACCTCCGGCGCAGCGCCCAGTGTCAGGAAGGTGGAACCCAGCGCCGCCGCTTTACGATAATCCAGACGGTCAGCCACACCGCCCAGACGTTGCATCACATCAATGATGTCTGCCCCTTTCGACATGGCGTTATCATCCAGATAGTTCAGCGCATCACCGAGCTGTTCAATATTGCGGGTGGGGATTTTGTAGAGCTGGGCGATTTTCCCCAGACTTTCTGACAGTTCATCCGCTGGCAGCTCAAAGGCTGTTGCCGCCTTTGCTGCCGTACTGGCGAAGGCCAGCAGGTCACGTTTCTGATCTTCCCAGCTGTCGTCAGGGTTTGCGACGTTCATGCGCGCACCACCTTCAACCAGTGCAGCGAAGTCCACCGCACCGTTTTCCATCGGCAACTGTTCGCTGGCAGCCTTGATGGCATCCTGCATTTGATAAAAACGTGCAGTGCGGTTGCCATTATCGTCACGCAGACCATTGACCTGCTTTGCCACACCTTTCATGGCATCTTCCATGCTGGTATAGCTTTTTACTGCCGCCATCACTGGCGCACCCATTGCCAGCCCTGCAGCCGTGGTGGTGGCTCCGGCACCTGCAATACGATCACGCACCTCCAGCGAGCTGACATAACTGGCACGCGCTGCATTCATCCTGCGCTGAGCTTCCCCCAGTCGCTTCAGCCGCGCCTCCTGTTTCGAAAGTTCCTGGTTATAACGTGATGTTTCACGGGCTAAACGGGCAGTTGCTCCCGCATCGTCTTTCGCAGAAATTCCCGCCCGGTACAGTTCAGCACGCACAAGCGCCGTCTGCTGCTGCAGCTTTTTCTGGCGTTCTTCCAGGCGCTGAACAGCCAGCCGTTGACGGCCCAGAGCAACAACCTGACGTTGCGAAGGCGGCCCCATCGCTCCCAGTTCCTGACTGAGCAAATTTGCACGCTGGCGGGCATAGTTCAGCCTGTCGCCTAATTTCTGATTTTCTGCCTGCAGCTTTCGGAAGCTGTCCAGACTGCTCCCGGCCTGATCAAGCTGCTTTATTGCATCGCGGGATTTTTTGACAGCAGCAGCCAGTTCTCTTGAACTGGCCTGCGCAGATCGAAATGGGCGGGTGAGCTTGTCAACCGCATTAAGAATGACCTGCAGACGCAGGTTGTTATCACTCATCGTTGGCCCCGCTTCTCTGAATCGCTTTATACCGCCATTCCAGCACTTCGGTCAGCGGCATAACGTCAGTAACGGATGGCGGCCAGTGAAAAATGGTGGCGATATCTGCCACCAGATCGTCAACCGTCAGGCTGTCGGTAAACCGGCAAGCACCGACTTCTTCAACAAAAAAGTGACAACCTCAACCGACATGGCAGTGAGATCTGCCGGGTCCATCTCTGCAATTTCCTGTGCAGTCAGTGCCGGACTGGAGATGCGGGGGATCACGGTCATCATCGCGTTTACATCCATATCCATAATGGCCTGCAGGCGTGTACCGCGCAGCGCACCGGACTGCGGCTTACGCAGCACAATTTCGGTGATTTCCGTTTTACCGCGCTTGATAGGGGTATCCAGTTGAATGGTCTTTTCAGTCTGCTTATCGCTCATTTTGTTGTCCTGTAAATTGGGTTCTGGCGCGGTATCCCGCGCCGTTCAGATACATCAGAGGCCGAGGGCGTTGCGGTGCGCTTCCATCAGGTCCACACCGTCCACAATTTCCACCATGTTGATAAGGTCCACTTCATAGAGCACCTCACCATTGATGGTCAGCTTCGCGTAGCTGTTGGTACTGGTCACTTTGGTGGTGTTGCTTTCGCCCGTCTTCCACTCGCCGGAATCCACTTCTTTGTGACGTCCACGCACCACAAGCTCCACGGCCTGCACTTCCCCGGTATCGTCACGCTGGATAGAGCCGGTAAAGCGCAACTGGATGCCATCCACCGTGGATTTGCCCATCTGCTTAAACAGCAGCAGTTCGGTACCACCAATAGAAAATTCTGTATCCAGTGCACTGTCATCCAGTCCCAGATCCACATCCACCGCCCCCGGCATACCGCCGCCGCGATACTTCTCATATTTGCGGGTGAATTTCGGCAGCGTCAGCGACTCAACGATTCCCTGCCAGTTGTTCCCGTCGTTAAACAGGTTCAGATGTTTTAATTTGCGTGGTAAAGCCATGTTGTCCCCTTACGCGCTGACCTGGCTGGCGAAATTCACCAGGTACTGATCGGTGATGCGCTGGCGCAGCATCAGATTTTCAAGTGGCGGCACTGGCGTGTAGTCGTAGTCGATGGTGAGTTTTCCGGCTTTAAGCGTGTCTTTGTCGTTCACCGACTCGTCCAGCCAGCAATCACCACCAATGAGATAGCCCTGACTGACCAGGCTGCGCATTTTGGCGCGGATACCTTCGATAATGTCGCGGGCCAGCGACGGGTTCAGCGGTTTGTCCACCGCCCACATGTGTGCTTCTGCCATCGTGTCCGTCAGCACCTGCGCCGTGCGGGTGTAGTTTTCGAAAGCAAAAAGCGGATCATCGCTCAGACAGCGGGAACCCCAGAAGCGGAAACCATCCTTGCGCACAAGCGTGGTGACGTCGTTCTGGTTCAGCAGACCTGCATCGGTTGCCGGGTCCTGCAGATCCCAGAACACATCAGCAGAAATTCCGGTGACACCGTTCACGCCCACGTTGGACAGGCTTTTGTGCCATCCGGTCTGCTCATCAATTTTGGCGCGCAGACCGAGCGCACGGGCGGTGGCATAAGCCGTTGCTTCGGCATTCAGCACCGTGTCCCAGCCAGTAAAGTCGGGCCAGATCAGCATTCCTTCACGCTGACTGAAGTTTTCACGGTAAGTGATTGCTTCCTGCACCGTCTTGCAACCATACGCTGACAGGTAAGCAAACCCACGCAGGCTTTGCGCCACGCTCAGCAACTCAGTAGCTACCGCCTTCGTGTCGTGACCTGGCACGCCGAGAATGCGCGGTTTAACGCCGAGCTGTGACTGGGCAGATAACAGGGCTTTCATGCCTGTTTTTTTACCTTCAGCAGTCACTGCGCCGATGATATTGGTCGTGGTTTCTTCTTCCGTTTCACCCTGCGGCACACGCACAACAACGGTCACGGGTTTTGCCTGGTCAGCGATGGCATCCAGCGAACGGGCCAGCGTGCCGGACTCACCCGCTTTACCGCTGGCAGTCAGCACATCAGTGATCAGCACGGGTTTATTAAGAGGAAACATTTTTGCATCGGCATCATCGCCCGTGCAGACCATACCCACGATGGCGGTGCTCACCGTGGTAATGGATCGGGTGCCTTCGTTAACTTCAACAACGCGCACCCCGTGGTGGTAATCCTGAGCCATAGTGGCGAACCTCCTGATTGGATTAGGCTTCGCCCTATGTTGAAGTGATTGTGCCTGACAAACAGCTAAGCGCAGTTGTACCGTTATTCACACAAAATAACGGTATTTGTCCGCTTGCAGGAAAAATCTCTGCATTTTTATAAACGTTGGTTTTGGAAGTTTCCCTCAATACCAGACTTTAGGTGATGGCCAGCATATTTTTCAGCACGGCTCTGGCGCTGCGAACAGTTCCGGAATAGCCGATATCGTATTCCCTAAAGCGTTCACCACGACTAACAATCTCACCGTAACGGCGACGCCAACATCTCAGCAACCCGCAAACTACATCGTGTCTGTAGGAACCGCTACAACAACCGGAGTGCGTTTATATCTGACGGGGGCAAATGCAGGATCAACCCCTGTCGCTGCTGCCATTGGATTTCACTGGAAAGCAGAAGGAAGATAAATATGAAAGTTTTTTACAGTGCCAGCCAGAACGGTTTTTATGATGATAACCAGACTCTTCCTGCAGATGCGGTCGAAATTGCTGAGTCGCTCCGAACTGAGTTAATTAGCGCCCAGAACATAGGTGGCGTAATTAGGCCGGGAAGTGATGGGATGCCAGTGATCATCCCATCCGCAGATTATGTCCCAGAATTAACTGAAGAAGAGCAGCGGTGGTTTGCTGAATCCAAAAAACAGTCACTGTTGTCAGAGGCAACCAATCGAATTGGACCTCTACAGTACGCGGTCGATGCAGGCAAAGCGACGGCTGAAGAGGCCGCCGACCTGATAAACTGGCAGGACTACCGGCTGGATTTGATGCGGGTTGATACGTCAAAACCTGTCTGGCCTACGCCTCCGGGGGAACAGGCCAGTTGATATCCGGTTCGGTGCTGGTATCTATTGCTGTCACCGCATCAATATAGTCTATCCAGGCGTTAAGGCTGACGGATTCAGCATCCGTTAGCTTACGCCCCATCAGCAGCTTGGTTTGCCAGACGACAATTCGGCTGGTCGCCGCATCAATACGGGCGCGTTTTTCCGCTTCAGCCTCTGCGACTAATTCATCGTGAGATTTTACCGGCTCGGGAATATCAGGAGCAGTGAAAGTGCCATCAGCATATAACCAGCCAATTCCTACACCATCAGCAGCCGGTATTGCAACGCCATTATCAGGCGACCATTCTGATTCACCATCCCATAAGACGACGTTCACGACGGTGTTATTTTCAATTACTGCGTATGTTTTGCTCATCGCATCACCACTCAATCATCACAATACCAGGCGCACCGTTACCGCCATTTCCACCGCGAGCAGTTAAGGTGGCAGTACCATATTTACCACCGCCTGATCCACCACCGGAGCCGTACCCGGAACCCGCCGTGCCGTCAGTTCCCTGATCCGTTCCCGCACGACCAGCACCACCACCGCCCCCGAACGGCGACGATGCTCCAGGTGCTCCGTTACCCGAACCGACACTTAAATTTCCATCACCACCATAGCTTCCGGTCGGGAAACCCTGCCCGTAACCGCCTCCTGGGGCAGTATTCTGTCCGTTACCGGCATTTACTCCAGGCTGGCCACCATGCAACCTAATCAGGTCTCCAATAACCGTATCACCTCCAGCGGTAGGTGCTGACCCGGTTGCGATACTGGCAATTGAACCAATCCCGCCAGCGCCAATTGATATGTCAATAACACTACCAGGCACAACAGTGAATTTCCTTTTTACAATGGATTCGCCGGCCCCACCCGAACCACCGCCGCCACCAAAGAATGATGAGTCACCGCCACCACCAGAACCACCACCACCTCCACCTGCAACAGCGGAGATCCACAGTTCAGTAACGCCCGCAGGAACAATGAATCTTCCACTTGATGTAAAGGTGGCAAATCCGGTTTCGTGCAAACCAAGGTATGCGAGAAGACCAGCTACATCCTTTCCACTCAAATTAGTCAGCGTATTGTCCAGCGGTTGTTTACCTGCCAGCGCATTAAGCATTGTCGTGGCAAAGTTCGGATCATTCCCCAGTGCCGCCGCCAGTTCGTTCAGTGTATCCAGTGCAGCAGGTGCAGAACCCACCATTCCTGCAATCGCCGATTTCACAAAAGCCGTAGTGGCAATCTGTGTATTGTTGACCGACTGCGCCGCCGTGGGGGCTGTTGGCGTTCCGGTGAGTGCCGGACTCGACAACGGTGCTTTTAGTGCCAGCGCATTGTTAATGGTGGTACTGAAATTCGGATCATTGTTAATGGCTGCGGCTATTTCTTTCAGCGTGTCCAGCGTGGCTGGCGCACCATTAATAAGGGCCGTCAGTGCCGCCTGTACAAACGCAGTGGTCGCAACCTGCGTGGTATTATTCCCCGCCGCTGGCGTTGGCGCTTTGGGGGTTCCGGTAAATGTCGGGCTGGCTTTTGGCGCGTACTGTGAATGCGGGTCCGGTGCGGCAAGATGTTTTGCCATCTGATCATCCGCGTACACCTTCAGCTCCAGTGCCTTGTCATCCACATACTTGCGGGTTGCCAGCACTACAGCAGGGTCGATTTTCAGGGTGATATTGTCCGTACTGCTGGTAATCAGCACCATGCGCACGGTCTGAGTGCGCCCGCTACCTTCAGCCAGTTGCGGCTTATAGCTTTCCGGGCAGTTGCCCACGGCAATCAATGCCCCGGACTCATCAAACAAGCCCACTTCACGTATCCACCAACCGCCCTCGTTTTCAGGGATCACCTGTTCGGCAATAATCTGGCTGCTGTTCTGCGGGTCGATATAAAGCATATTCAGCGCAGCCCGGCGTTTCTCATTTACCAGTGCCGTCTGCTTTGCGTCCGGCGTTGGCAATACTCCACCGCCATCGCCCACCGCCATATGGGTAATTTTTAGCGGCACACCGAGCGCGGCGGCGCTGGCAAGTTTCGCCGCGCCAATATCCGTCAGCAGGGTATAAAATTTTGTGCTCATGGATTCACTCTCATTGTGTCAATAACATGGACCGCCCCGCCTTCATGCGCGGTGCCACCGGAAATAATCGTTTCGTTGATATACGGATAGATCGTGATTTCTTCGCCAAGATAGCTGGCGGCTCCCACCCAATGCGGGCCGCTGGTCTGCAGATTGATGGACATGCCGATCATGTGGCGGCTACATGGTTTGGCATCGCTTATCAGTCGCTCAAGTTCCAGATAGGTATCTTCAGTGATGCCCTGGTCCTGCACGCCGATATCCAGGCGAAACGTGCCCGGTGTTTCTCCGGTCTGCCACCACTCAATAATGCGGATCAGGAATCCGAACGGTTCCACCACCCGCCGCACGGCACTGGTGGTTCCTTTATGCTGATGAATATAAAAAGCATCCTTCACTACCTGGCGTTTGACGCTTTCTGTCCAGCCCTCGTCCCAGCGATCCACAGAGAACGCCCAGGCGAGATAAGGCAGGAAGCTGACCGGACAGGTAGCCGGATTCCACAAGTCACGCAGCGGCACCTGCAAATCAGAAATCCCGCTACAGGTTTGCGCCAGTCGGCGCTCCAGTGAAGTTGAACCCGGTGGCAGCAGACTATTCATCCGTTCCTCCGTTGGTTACGCTCCACTGCGTACATGATGCCGCCTGTGTTTTGTTCAGGACCACATCCGCCAGAGGAGAAGCCAGCTCCACACGCTGCACACCCTCAACATGCAGGGCGGCAAAGATGGCGCTACGGCGAATATCCCGACCAAGACGCGTCTGACTGGCAATGTACCTCTGCAGGCTGGCTTTTGCCGCTGCCATTACCGGCTCTGCTTCCGGTCCCGGATAGAGAAAAATGGTGGCTTCCACGTGGTACGGGATGATTTCCGCGCTGCGAACCGTCAGACGGTCAGCCACCGGGCGGACATTCTCACTGTTCAGTGCTTTCTCCACCACATCCAGCAGGTCTTTTTCTGCTGTTCCGTCTCCTTCGCGGCTAAGGACTGTCAGCACCACCTCTGCAGGTGCCGGACTGGTTGCACTGGCATCCGCCACCCGACCGTCGGCGCTTCGGGCATGAAATTCATAAGCGGCAGTTGGTCCCGCAACTGAAAGCCCCTCAAAGGCTGCAGGCACACGCAGGCGTAACGCTTCATCGCTTTCCATCACAGCTGCAACGGGCGGCACAGCATCATTATCAGCAGGCGTCACCGTCAGGCGTGTCACGTTGTAGTTAGCAGCGAGCTGGTCAAGATCGCCGCCCATCGCGTAAGCCACCATCACCGCCTGCGCGGCTTCGTTAATGCGCTGGCGCAGAAGCAACTCACGGTAAGCGTTCTCCTGCAACAATTTAGTGACGGGTTCAGATTCCAGTTCCAGCGTGCGGATCACTGCTTCCTGCTCATCTTTCGGATGAAGCGCCACAAATTCTGCCTTGCGTTCGGCAAGCAGCGTCTCAAAGTCCGGCACATCCACAATCTGCGGTGCAGGCAACTGCGAAAGGTCAATCACTGCCATTCTCTGCTCCTGTTGATACGGAAAGGGACACAGGCACACCGTTATTCCGCCGCCCGGTCAGCTCCACCACCATTGAACCGTCAAAATTGCTGTTGATGGTGATGGAATCCAGCGTCAACCGTGGCTCCCAGCGACTCAGCGCCACATACACTGCCGACATGACCTGCAGGCGTAATGCCGGATTTTGTGGCTGATCTATCAGTGCCGACAGCAGGGAACCATATTCCCGGCGGGCAATACGGCTACCCTGCGGTGTCAGCAGAATGTCCCGCACCGACTGGCGCAGATGGTCAATATCAGTAATGGCTTTACCGCTGGTATTGTTCATCCCGCTATAAAGCGTCATACCGGGCCTCCGGTTGTGTCGCCGCCTTTCAGGACGCCAGTATGCTGATGCGCATCAACCACAATTCCGTTAGAACTCATTGCACCGCCGCCCTGGGTAACACCTCCATTGATCACTACTTCGCTGTTAATGCGTGTGCGGTCAGCCTCCAGTACAAACTCACTGGTTTTCAGGGTGATGTTGTCAGCAGCCTCAATGACCATTGATTTGATGCCCCTGACATACCAGCGCCCGGTGGCGGGTTCGTATTCAAACCAGCCACCGTCAGGATGTTCTGTCACGCAGGCGTCCGCCGACGTCGACGGTGGTGCGAACTGATTCGAATAGACAGCGGGCAGCGCAAAGGCGGTTTCCAGATTGCCGCCCAGACTCAGCAGCACCACCTGCTCACCTTCCGATGGTCGCCACCATGTACGGGCATTCCCGGCACGCAGCGTCAGCCAGCTGATCCAGTTGGTTTCAAGCTCGCCCGTTTTCACCCGGCAAAGCCAGTTTTCCCTGTCCACTTCGGTGACTACCCCTGTGCGGATCAGGTTGGTGATAAGGCGCATGATTTCGGTTAATTGTGCGTTCATAGGGAAAGGTTGCCATCAGGGGAAGAAAGGCGGCAGTGCTGCAACTTGTATCAGTGCTGATACAAAGATCACCCCGCCAGCCATTGCAGAATCATGTCGCGGGTCATTGCCTCAACATCATCATTTACACCCAGCAGGCGGCGCTCTGCGTAACGGACCTCCGGTCCTTTGCGACTGACGCGATCACGCAGGCCGTAATGGTGAACACGGGCAATACGCTGCACCTTGCCTTCAAACTGTACGCTGGCAGAGTCGGCGCTGGCGGCAGTTTTCAGGTATTTTGTGGTGCGCAACTTTGCAAACATCTGACGTTTGATGCGGCCTTTTTTGCTGCGTGCTGTTACCCTGCGCGGTTCATAACTGCTGCCATCTGGATTGCGCTGCATCCTGATATTCTGCTGCTGTGTCCGGCGCAGTTCCTGCGCCAGCTGGCGCATCATGCGGCTTCTCGTGGCTGGTTCCAGATTCGCCAGCAAGGCACTCAGCCAGTCGTCCACCTTCTGCAGTTCAGCCACGTTTCACCGTCCACATTTCTTCAGGTTCATCGGGTTCTGCTACAGCTTCAACGCTCGACACACTGCCGTCAGTGCTGACCAGCACACGTTCCGTCAGTTGCAGGTTAAGGCTGATATCACAGACATCGTTGCGCAGAATATCCACCTCAAAGGTAAATAGTTTTTCCCGTAACGCCGGGTTATTGATGGCATCGGGCTGGTTATCCCGCAGCCACAGCAAAACCGGGGCCATCAGCAGATTCTGGTCGCCGCTGAAATCCTCAATCACCGCGTTCAGGGTGTAACGGTACTCCCACGACATGGAGCTGGCCCCCGTGGCAACCAGCGAACCGTTATCCACAAACAGATGCAGTTTGTCCGGGTTATTGCGGACATAAGGCACAGCTTTATTGAGGGCGTGGCGCAGGGATTGTGGTTTGTTCACTGTTTCGCTCCTGACACGCAATAATCATGTCCACTTTGTCTGCACAGACCGCCCAGGCGGCCTCCGTTTCATCCAGCAACGCGTTCAGATCACCGTTAGTGCGCGGCGTTGCCTGATCCAGCCGACACGGCGTCACTCGCGGACAACCACTGACGGTAAGCTGCACCTCCGGTGAGTGCCGGACGTTCCCGCAGCCGGATAATGTCAACAGGCAAAGGAGTATCAGCCCAGTGGCGTAAATCCTCGTTCTCACGTTTCAGTTCCTCAATCCGGCGTTGTCGTTGTCTCAGCAGTGCGCTGGTCTGTTCTGCTTCGGCATAGAGCCGCGCCTGCTCCCGGTTATTGGTTTCAGTCAGAATGGACAGGCTGATAAGCTGGCTGTTGCTCTTTGCCAGTGCCTGGCTTTTGCTCTGCAGCTCGTCCGCCTGCGTGCTGATGGTCCGGCTGGCATCAGCCAGCCGCCACGTCTGCCAGCCCAGCGCCACCAGTAATAACGCCAGCACAACCAGCAGCAACCGGTTCATGCTGCTACCTGTTGCGCCATCTGGTTACGGGTGATCCAGAAGGCAATAACGGTCAGCAGATAAAGGACCAGGGTAATGGTCCACCCCGTCCAGGCGAGACTGACAACAATCAGCAATCGCATCACCCAGCTGATAAATACGTTTTCTTTTCGGGTAATGGTCTTCAGCAAAGATGCCCTCAACTCCTGCCAGAGCGGGCCGTTCTTAATTAACGCAGCCAGTGCTACCGGAATTGCCACCCATGTCAGCAGACAGGCTACCCAGACACCGGACGCTGCCAGTACCGGAAAAATCCCCTGCGGATACACCATTGCTGCGATCAACAGCGCCATCCATAACATCAGAAACAGCCCGCTGATTAATTTCTTTTTCATTTCAGTTTGCTCCCTGTAAGCACCAGGCCATCTCCCGCGCACGGCGGTTATCCAGCCCCTGATTAAAAATACCTTTCACATAAACCCAGCGCGGCAACTGTCGGCACGCATCCGCCCAGCGCCGCTGGTTGAGTAATTTCACCAGCGTGGAACTGCAGGCATTGCCCGTTCCCACGTTGAAGGCAAACGACACCGCAGCGTCATACACCTTCTGCGGCGGCTGTTGCTTCACACACCTTTCCAGCGCCCGCTCCACACGCAGCACGTTAGAGATCAGCCCTTCCGCTGCCAGTCGTTCCGTAATGGTTTTGCCGGGAATGACGCCAGACGTATTACCAATGCCGTCGGTCCAGACACCCGCGCTGCACTGATACGGCTGCAGACGACAGCCTTCGTAATCGGCAATCAGTTTCAGCCCCTCCACGGAGGTGTGAAGCTGCTGAAAACCCGGCAGCGTGGCAGCAATAGCCAGCACGGCCCCGACAAGGCAGCGTTTAACGATTGATGGATTCATAGTCCTCCCGCGAGATCTGCCCGTCGCGCAGAAGCTGGTAGGCTTTGTGTTTGTAGTACCAGTTGATAGCCAGCATCAGCACACCAATCATCAGGCCGCCCAGCGTTGAGGCATCCTTGATGGACAAATCGCCCAGCCAGGCCAGCACGACGGCGATGCAATACGTGATAAAGGCGCTGATTCGCTCAAGCGTCATAATTCAGTCCCATAGCTGGACGGTCTGCACGGTGGTGGTTGTCGGAATGTCCGGCAGCTCCACCTGCAGCCCGTGAGGTAAAAAGGGGCCGTATTCGGCAAGCCCCGGATTTGCCTTCAGTACCTGCTCCGTGACACCCTGCGTGCGCCCGTAATGACGCCAGCAAAGTGCGTCCACCGTGTCATACTGATGCGCACGCACTTTCATCAGATAAGCTCCACTGTGCAGTGCGGCGCATCCTGCACCCGGCTGATGGCCCAGCGGGCGTCACGCCATAAATCACCGCTTGCTTCCGCCAGTTCCTCGCCTCGCTTCGCACCGGATGCCGTGGCGTCATAGTCCTGGTAACGTTCGTTGAGCATGGCGCGTGCCCAGCAGTAAACCGCGTTGAAATAGTGCTGAATGCGCTCGCTTTTGCCGTCCAGCTGCTCCGCCGGGACTTCTGCCAGCGAGGCATACCCCAGCATCTGCTGGCGTCTGCGAAACTCATACAGCTCTGCGTTGACCTCCGAAATTGCCGACAGGGCAACCTGTTTTAAACGCGGCTGCGTCACCGTGCCGTCAGTGCGCATCACACTGCGAAACTCCGACAGGTCCACATCAGGCCAGAACGGCGTATTCCTGATGATTTCCGCCTGTTCCGGTGCCTGTTCTGGCGCAACAAACTTCATGCTGCTTTCTCCTGAAATAGAGGGCGGTGGACGGGGTTTTGATGTGGCAGTGCCTTTCGCCACCCCGTGCCGCCCGTGCGCGGGGGCACGTTCTGTCAGCGGCTGTCATTGCGCAGTCTGCGCTCCAGCTGCTGTTTGTCTTTTTTCACGCCACAGCGGGGATCGAGCTGTAACGCATGGTTGAGATGATTAAGGGCAGACGCCGGATTTCTTTCACTCAGGACAGCGCCAATCGCTTTATGCAGACGCGCCCGTGACTGGTCCGGCATATCCATACCGTCTGTCAGCTCCAGGGTCTGCAGCAACAGATCGGCATCAAAGCCGGTGGCGGCAAGCATTGCGCTCTGGGCTGCATCTGCCATTTCCTCTGCCAGCACGGTCTGCACGTTGCGGTTACCTAACGGCATCACCCAGCCATGACGCAGGGCGTGACGCCCGATCTCCAGCGCCCCGGCATAATCTCCGGCATCAATGCGCCACAGCATCACGTACATCAGCACGTCATCCTGTTGAGCGCCTCCGGCAGCCAGGACACCCTCCGCCCAGGCGGCGTACTTCGGCAGCAGCTCCACCTTGATTTCCGCTTTTTTGACCGTGGACTGAACGCCCTTGAGACGGCGGCGGTCTTCCGCCAGTTGCAGCAGCATCAGGTCATAGCCCGACGCGTGGCGAACGCTGCCGCCCTCGCGGGCGGCCTGTTCAGCCTGAACGCGCAGGCGATGCTGCCGTGCGGGACTCAGGCTCATGAATTACGCTCCGGTTTCTGCTGCTGCGGCGCTGAAGTCGCCAATCTGGATGTTTTCCACCAGTGCGGCGCAGCGGTAGTCCTCAACCACATAGGCTTCGTTAACGGATTCAAAGTTTTCAATCCGGTCACGTTTCGGGTTGTCGATAACTGAGCGGCGGCGGGTGTCTTCCTGCCAGTAGATGGACAGGTTATCCAGACGGGTGATCAGCAGTGCATTCGGCGGGAAGAACGGCGCACGCACGGCCTGCAGGCCACCCATGCGTTTCTGACTGATGATCATATCGGCAGCCAGTTTTTCACTGTTTTCCTGCTCTTTGTTGACCAGCGGGAAATACTTGTCAGACAGCAGTTCACGACCGCAAATCACCACCAGATCGTCATCGTCCTGGTAGACCACATCGATAAGCTCATTGACGGCATCCATCACCACGGCGTCCAGGTTGGCATATTCGCCACCTTTCCCGACTTTCACCGCACCCGGTGTGGTTTCACCGCCCGTGGTGGTGCTGCCCATGACGTGATCCGGTGCATCTTCACGGATTTTCTGCAGCCAGCCTTTGTTCACATCCTGCAGCAGCGGGTTTTCGCTACGGTTGGAGGTTTTCGCACGCTTCACGCCGTTAAAGCCGATCATGATGCGGTCCAGAGCCTGACGTTTCACGATGGCGTCACGGATGCGCACCTGGAAATCCTGAAACTTCGCCCACAGGTCCAGCTTCGCGTAGGTCAGCACCGTGTCAAAGTTGGTCTGCTCGCATTTGTATTCCACATCGACCATCAGCGTCGGATCGACAGGTTCACGCTCTTTCGCGGTGGTGTCAGTGGTTCCGGCAATGGTGCTGCCAACTCCCAGCCCCAGCAGCTGACCGGACTGCTCAGTCACTGGCGTGACGTTAATCAGCGTCAGGAAAGCGGCGGACTGCTGGATCTGGTCTTCCAGCGTCTGCTGCACAGACGGCTCCACGGTGAACTTGCTGGACAGTTCTTCAACTGCCACACCGTTCAGACGCGCCAGCTGCTGCAGGTAAGCGTTAAAAGCAAAGCGGGTATTCTTCTTCATCGGGTTTTGTGCTCCATCAGCAATTGGTCAGAGTGTCAGCGGGGGCGTTACCGCCTGTTGCACGCTGGCGGTAGTCCTGGCGACTGTCTTCATGACTCAGCTTGTCCACCAGTTCGTTAAAGGCGGTTTGCTGTGCCTGCAGGGCAGTCTCCAGCTCAGACAGGCGTTCTTCCTGCTCAGACAGGGATTTTTCGGTGCGTGCGCTCAGGTTCTGCTGCTCAGTGGCGACCAGCTCCACGGCCTTATGCACATCAGAGAACCGGGCGTCATCGGACTGCTCTTTTTTGGTAAACAGCGCCGTGACGCGGGCAAACAGGGATGGTTTGTCGTCCTGGATTTCTTCCAGTTCGATCACCGTTTCCTCTGCAGCGGTAAAGAGATTGGCAGGATTCTGCTTGCGGTTTGCCAACGGGTTATGGGCTGCACTGGCGCTGAATGTCAGCATTTCAGTGCCCAGACTGGCAGGGTCATCAGTTGCAGCCAGGCCGACCAGATAGGCTTTGCCCGTATCAGCGAACTTCGGGCTGACTTCCATAGAGGTGAATAATTTCTGGCCTTTTTTCACCAGTTCCACCAGGGACTCCGTTGGCTCAACGTCGGCATACAGCGCCATCTTGCCTGCCAGCGGACCTTCCGTGATTTCTTCAGCAAACAGCGCCGTCACCTTGCCGTAGCGGTTAAAGGTGCTGTCCGGCAGATAAGACTTGATGTGCTCAAGGTTAATCAGCGCGGTATACACCGCCGGGTTGTAGCTGGCTGCCATCTGTTCCAGCCATTCACGCTGGATTTCGCGTCCGTCGGTGGTGGCACCTTCCACCCCGATGCGAAAACGCTTTGCTTTCACTGTCATGAGCCGTGCTCCGTTAGAAAAAACTTACTGGAGCCTTATGGTTGCGGTGATGGGGGCAGTGAAACAATGCGCGGTATTTGTACCGACAGCCACACAAACCGCAGGCGGGGAAAGCCTTCATTCAAGGCTGTAGGTTTGTGCCATGAACACCACACTGACACCCGCAGATCTCGATCCCCGTCGGCAGGCCATGCTGCTGTACTTTCAGGGATACCGCGTAGCCCGCATTGCTGAAATGCTGGGCGAGAAAGTTGCAACCGTTCACAGCTGGAAAAAACGCGACAAGTGGGGTGACTATGGGCCGCTGGATCAGATGCAGCTCACCACCGCCGCACGCTACTGCCAGCTCATTATGAAGGAGCACAAAGAAGGGAAAGATTTCAAAGAGATTGACCTGCTGGCGCGCCAGTCGGAGCGCCATGCGCGGATCGGCAAGTTTAACAATGGCGGCAACGAAGCCGACTTAAACCCTAACGTCGCCAACCGAAACAAAGGCCCGCGTCGTCAGCCGGAAAAGAACGTTTTCACCGATGAACAGATTGAGAAGCTGGAAGAAATCTTCCATTCCTCCATGTTCAACTATCAGCGCCACTGGTGGGAAGCCGGAAAAACCAACCGCATCCGCAACCTGCTGAAGTCACGCCAGATCGGTGCGACCTTTTACTTTGCCCGTGAAGCCCTGATTGACGCCCTGCTTACCGGACGTAACCAGATTTTCCTTTCTGCCAGTAAGGCACAGGCTCACGTCTTTAAGCAGTACATCATCGACTTCGCCAAAGAAGTGGAGGTGGAGCTGAAAGGCGATCCGATGGTGCTTCCCAACGGGGCCACACTGTATTTCCTCGGCACCAATGCCCGCACGGCCCAGAGTTACCACGGCAACCTGTATCTGGATGAATATTTCTGGATACCGAAATTCCAGGAGCTGCGCAAAGTGGCTTCCGGTATGGCTATTCACAAGAAATGGCGACAGACCTATTTTTCCACGCCATCCAGCCTGACACACAGTGCTTATCCGTTCTGGTCCGGTGCGCTGTTCAACCGTGGGCGCAACAAAGCCGACAAGGTGGACATCGACCTGTCCCACAGCAATCTGGCCCCCGGCCTGCTGTGCGCAGACGGGCAATACCGCCAGATAGTCACCGTGGAAGATGCGGTGCGCGGCGGCTGTAACCTGTTCGACCTCGACCAGTTGCGCATGGAGTACAGCCCGGACGAATACCAGAACCTGCTGATGTGCGAGTTCGTTGACGATCTCGCATCTGTGTTCCCGCTCAGCGAATTGCAGGCGTGCATGGTGGACAGCTGGGAAGTCTGGACCGACTTTCATGCACTGGCCCTGCGCCCGTTTGGCTGGCGCGAAGTGTGGATCGGTTATGACCCGGCAAAAGGTACGCAGAACGGCGACAGCGCCGGATGCGTGGTGGTGGCTCCGCCAGCCGTGCCGGGCGGTAAGTTTCGCATTCTTGAGCGTCACCAGTGGCGCGGGATGGACTTCCGCGCCCAGGCGGACGCCATCAAAAAACTGACTGAACAGTACAACGTGACCTATATCGGTATCGACTCAACCGGCGTCGGTCACGGGGTTTACGAGAACGTGAAAGCGTTCTTTCCTGCCGTCCGGGAGTTTGTCTACAACCCCAACGTTAAAAACGCCCTGGTACTCAAGGCCTACGACATTATCAGCCACCGCCGTCTGGAGTTTGACGCCGGACATACCGACATTGCGCAGTCATTCATGGCAATCCGTCGCGCCACCACCGCCAGTGGCAACCGCCCGACCTACGAAGCCAGCCGCAGCGAAGAAGCCAGCCATGCCGATCTGGCATGGGCAACCATGCACGCACTGTTTAACGAACCGCTGCAGGGCGAGTCCGCCAATACCAGCAATATTGTGGAGATTTTTTGATGAAAGAACATATCGCGCCAGGCGAAACCGTAACTGCAGAAGAAACTAAAAAACCCGTTGCTGAGGCTTTCAGCTTTGGTGATCCCATTCCTGTACTGGACCGCCGCGAACTGCTGGACTATGTGGAATGCGTACAGATGGATCGCTGGTATGAGCCGCCCGTCAGTTTTGACGGACTGGCACGAACCTTCCGCGCCGCCGTGCACCACAGCTCCCCGATCAGTGTTAAACGTGACATCATCAGCAGTACCTATATTCCACATCGCCTTCTCAGCCAGCAGGCATTTACCCGTTTTGTGCAGGACTATCTGGTTTTTGGTAACGCCTATCTGGAGAAGCGCACGAATCGCTTTGGTGAAGTTATTTCGCTGGAGCCTGCACTGGCAAAATACACCCGGCGCGGGCTTGACCTTGAAACATACTGGTTTGTGCAATACAGCCTGACGACACAGCCGTATCAGTTCACAAAAGGTAACGTCTTCCACCTGATGGAGCCGGATATCAACCAGGAGATTTATGGTCTGCCGGGTTACCTTTCTGCCATTCCGTCAGCTCTGCTCAACGAATCCGCCACGCTGTTCCGCCGCAAGTATTACATTAACGGCAGCCACGCAGGCTTCATCATGTACATGACCGACGCCGCGCAGAACCAGGAGGATGTGAACAACATCCGCAAGGCAATGAAAAGTGCTAAAGGGCCGGGCAACTTCCGCAACCTGTTTATGTACTCGCCTAACGGCAAAAAAGATGGCATTCAGATTATCCCGTTGTCGGAAGTCGCGGCGAAGGATGAATTTCTGAACATCAAGAACGTCAGCCGCGATGACATGATGGCGGCTCACCGCGTACCGCCGCAAATGATGGGCATCATTCCCAACAACACTGGCGGCTTTGGTGATGTGGAAAAAGCGAGCCGTGTCTTCGTCCGCAATGAACTGATGCCACTGCAAAAGCGACTGCAGGAGCTGAATGACTGGCTGAATGAAGAGGTGATCCGTTTTGAAGCTTATGACTTAGGGCTTAAGGGCAAACGAGGCTGACATACTCATAACATCAAAACCCGACCAACTCTCACAACGCCTCAGCAGCATTCTGCGGGGCGTTTCTTTTTGCCCTGAATCTCCCCCCCCCTCCACTAAATGAGGCCGCCAGCGGGCCAGAGGCTGTGCCGGATTTTGGCCATTTTACCCCGTTGCGCGCGCTCGTATCCCCGCCACGCCTGCCCGCTTTGTGTAGTGGTTTTCATGCACCTGCATGACATAAGCAAAAGCCCGCCAGTTCTGGCGGGCCTGAGCAAAAACGATCCTCAAACGATCATGCGATTTCATGCGGCATAGACATGCACAACAGCACTAACGCCTCGCGTGGCTCGTTGTTCAACCTTGCGGACGGTAAAAACCAGTTTTATCGTCCGCAACGTTCGCTAATGTAACCAGCTGTCGTCCTCCCAGACCTGCTGCATTATTTCCATCACTCGCTTTTTATCTTCATCCAGTTTTAACCCGCTCAGCTCAACGCCGTTGGCACTGCCCTTACGGATACGAATTGCTGTTTTGGGATACAGAGGGCGCAAATTACGGTAAAGCTCGGATTCAAGGGCGTCCAGTGTAGCCTGGCTAATCTTCTGCTCTTTATCGATCATTATTTCAATGCGCATACAGATTTCCCTTAACTGGTTACGTCCATTGACCGGCAGTATTCATGGCTGCGGATTTTCGCCATCAGCTCGTCGGTCAATTCAGACACCCACTGGATAGCCAGCCGCTTTTCTTCGTCGCTGCACTCACTAGCCGCTACAAGCTTAATAAAAAAATCAATGCGCTGGAGCTTCAACGACTCCAAAAGATAGTCCTGCATCTTCCCTCCTATCACGACCCCGGACATGCGTTAACTGCATGCATATCCACTGTTTATATATACAGTATACCCCTGATATCCAAAAGTAAAATATTTTTTATCCGTCAATGAGAACGTTCTTACGAGGGTCGTTAAGAGCATGAATTGTTAAAGCCTTGCCGTCAGTACCACTGGCGCCATTTGTCATCTTCCTGCAGTCGATGGTTGCGGTAAAAAATCCGTAGCCCGGCACCTGACGGAATGCTGCCACCACGCAGAAGCAAATCAATCTCAGATGCACTACCTTCAAACCCTCTGGCAGTCAGTTCTGCCTCAAGCTGCAGGCGCTGCTGCTCCGAAATACTCTGTTTGAATGCTTTTTTCCGCTTCGGTTTTACCAGTCTTAACCTGGCTGTCAGCTCCCGGCGTTCCTTCTGGCCCATATTGTGGAGGTAATCGTGCAGTTCCTGCTCATTCATGGTTTTAATATCGGGCAAATCACCCCCTGATTTGTTCAGATTTTCAACAGGGGGACAGTTATTGCCACGAGTCCAAGGGGCGCAAGCGCCCTGGTCGGCTGCCGCCTCCTGAACGTCAACGGCTTTACGAACCATTTTCCACTTCACTGCATGAGTGCAGATCTTGCCCTCTGCAATGGGTGACCAGATGCCATAAATACGAATGCCGTGATCGCCATAGGCGGTCGGCTCTTCGTTGATTTCATAAGCGGTTCTGATGAGGTGATATTTACGGGGAACCAGTACGCCGCCCTGCTTCATGATGTAGGTGGCAAAACAACCAGCATCAGCAGCAGCCAGAATGGCATCAAGACGCGGGTTATCCAGTACCGGCGCACCTGCATTTTTGTCCCCCTGTTGCCTTGCCGCCTGACCAGCCAACAATCGCAGTTCACGGTAAGCCTGACGCCCCGGAATGCCAAAGAAGCGGAATTGCTGAACACGATGCAAAGACGCCCAGGCATTCACGTATTCAGCGTTATCACGCAGAGATTTACCCGTTTCCTTGCTGATCTCGCCAGCCAGACCACGACCGTCAATGTTCTTACTGATATATTTCGCGATGTAGCTTGTCGGCGTTCCTTTGCGCGGGTTAATCAACTCAGACTTAAAGCGCGGCCCAGTGTTATTGCCCAGCTCCTCGCGGTCTTCACGGATGGCAAACTTACGCAGTAATGCAGTGATGGCACGGCGGTCTTTTTTGCGCATGAAACACAACAGGTGCCAGTGAACTGTGCCATCATGATGCGGCTCAGCCACCCGCACGCCATACCAGCGCAACCCGGCTTTGTGCATCGCCTTACGAAATGCAGCAAACATGCCGACCAGATAATCGCTGCTTTGTCTTACCGTCGCGTTTGTCCAGGTCGGGTTTGGTCTGCCGTTATTTAGCGTGGAATGGAAACGCGACGGACAGGTGATAGTGTAGAAAACGGCGCAGTCACCGCGCATTTCCGCGATAAGCTCCAGACCTTTAACACAGGCCATCATCTCATTGCGGCGATGCGCAGGGTTGCTGCTGCTGGCGTTTACCACATCCTCCATGTCCAGCGTGTCGCCGTCTTCGTTCACCAGTTCATGAGAACGGAAAAACTCCAGCGACTTACGGCGCTGCTCACGTTTATGCATCACGGCTTCATAGCTGACATAAGGAGATGCTTTTTTGCTGACCAGGCAAACAGCGCGCAACTGCTCTTCCCGCCATTCGCAACGCATCTTCCATAATTTCCGATACCACCAGTCGGCGCACAACATACGCGCCAGCGAACCCGGAATGAGTTCATAGGGCACGGGTTTACGGCGGTTTCTTTTCCGACGGAGTTGCTCAAACGCAGGTGGGATGACATCCAGACGCAGGGTTTCCGCTGCCACCTTTTCCCATGTCTTGCGGATTTCTTCTGGCTTAACGTCATCGGTGGCATACAAATCACCACAAGCTGCATCAAGGCACATACTCATATGCGCAGCTACCAGGGTGGACAGGCGTTTCACCTGATCCTGACTCATTTCAGGCAGGATCAGCAGGCCGTCCAGCCCTTCATGGCTTGCCATAAAGCGAAAAGATGCAGATAGCTGACTGTCGCGTACATGCTCCAGTCGTTCCAGACATGGCTTAATCGTCTCACGTAAATAGCGGGAATAAGCCTTTGGCCTGCCCAGGCTGCTGAAGTATTCAATACGTTGCATCAGCGGCTTGCTGATATGGGAAGGCTGGGCGTTGACGTCCGCCAGAATGACCATGTCTGAATTAAAACGCTGCTGCTCATGCGCCAGCTTTGCCCGGCTAATGAGCTTATCCTGCTCCATTTCGCGCTGGACAGGATCACGTGATTCATTAAAGAAATAACGCTCCCAGACCTGATCACTCAGTGCCTCGCGGCGCAACTGTTCCTGCTCGTTATCGGCAGCGTACAGAGTGATCAGGTTTGAAAGCGTAGAAACCGGCGCAACTTCCGCCGGGTCCAGATAAGGGTTAATGGCCTTTTTCGGGCTGTTCCATGAGAATGCTGCGGCAGCCTCGTTAAAGCCGCAGCAGTTGTTCATATCGGCATGAGTCATGCACGTACTCCGTACACGGCAGAACTATCCACGCCACGCGAATAATCAAATCCCATCCAGCAGCACGGCCCGGAAACAGCAATGATTTCTGTTGCTGATTTACCCTCGCCAGCTGCCACACCGATGCTGCGTTTTACCTTGATATAGTGGTGAGTAAAATTGCGATACAGCGAACGGATCAGGGATGTGTCACTGTTAGAAACAATGACTGGATGTCCTTCTGATGACCGATGTTCAAGAACGGATGCCAGGTGATACTGGTCATCTTCAGTGAAACCATCAGTGTGATAGCCGGAAAACGTACCGTCATACGGCGGATCGCAATACACCACATCTCCCGCGTGCAACATTGCCAGCGTTTCATCGAAGCTGGCGCAGATAAATGTTGCCCGCTGGGCTTTTTCTGCAAATGCACGAATTTCTTTTTCAGGGAAATACGGATTTTTATAATTACCGTAGGGAATGTTGAAATGCCCGCTCTTGTTATAGCGACATAAACCACGGTAACCGTGACGATTGAGATACAGGAAATATACCGCTTTCATGAAATCAGTAATTTCAGTGGAGTAATTAAACTCCTGCCTTATGTTGTAATAAGCCACCTCCCTGTTTGCGATCTCAAATAAAACTCTGGCGCGAGATATAAACGATTCACAATCAGCGGCAACCTTTTTATAGAGGTTGATTAAATCAGGATTAATATCCGCAACCAAATAGCTGGGGTAATCCGTCTCCATCATCACAGCACAAGAACCCGCGAAAGGTTCAACCAGTCGCGGGCCAGCAGGAAGGTGTTTTTTCAGTTCGGACATAATGGCGGTTTTATTACCCGCCCATTTCAGGATGGTGCTCATACAGCACCTCCGTTGTAATGTTTACCTTTCAGCTCTGCGATTTCCTGACAGGTAATGCAAAGCTGCACTCCCGGAATGGCGCAGCGGCGTGCTGGCGGAATTGGCGCTTCACACTCAATGCAAAGCACGCGAGACACGCCCGGTGTTTTGGCACGGGCAGCACGGATGTGGCGCTGGCGTTCTTCTTCAACGCGCTGCTGTACGAGATCCATTGCATCAGCCATTAGTGGATCTCCTGCGCTTCGTTCTGGATTGCTTCAGCAGTCACACGCAGCAGTTCTGCCGCTTCGACGTGGTTTAGCTGGCGGGATGTAATATGACACGCCAGACTATCAAGGCGAGCTGCCATTGCTTCAGCCCTTGCTCGGCGTTCTTCCAGACGAGCCTCTGTCAGTAAAATATTAAGCCCTGCGTCATCCGGTCCGGTTTTGGTCGTGAGGGTTTCAATATTACGCATAATCAATTCTCCTGAATTTAGATAAAGGGATGCCTGGCGGGTTTACGCCATTAATTTCATTAGTTGGTTAATTCGGCATGGTTAGCCGTCTGGGAAATAAGCTCACCACTGCACGAAAATGATTCATTGCTTTAATCAACTCCCGCTTTTCGTCAGTGGTCAGCTCATTAATGCTGATGCTATGACGTTCAGCTGGAATTTTTGCCATAAAGAATATGGCAGCCAGTGCCCGTTTATTTTGTTCGCTATTAATATCCCGTGAATCACGCATATCTTTAATAAACCGCTCAAGCTCTGACTCAATATTCAGGCCAAAAACTTTCGCCCTTAACTCCGCAATGTGATTAAGTCCATTCAGGCGTTCACCGGGGCTTAATGGAACAGTCGCCGCAGTGCAATTAATTGCCATAATTCATATCCCCAAAACGCAACTATCGTTGTTTGTTATTACGGTAACGTTCAAGAGGAGATACATTTTTTCGTATCGTCTCTTTAACCTGCTCTCCCCGTAAAAACGTCCCATCCTTTAGCGTGAAAAAGTAACTGCCATCGCCCGACAACGACGGATAACAACAGAGCAAATCATCTTCAGGTACTGAATAACTCTCCCCTCTGTAACGAAACTGATAAACCACTTCACCTTCCGCTGCATACATTTTGACTTTCTCTGTTTCCTCGTGGTCAATTCAGACAGCAATTCGTCTTGTGAATGACATGGATGCCAGCGTTTTCCATCCTCACCCATGATCCAGCCGTGACCGTAGTGCATTGCCGGGCTTTGCTTTACCAGCAGCGATGCAAATGATGGTTCTTTCGTCAGCATAAGCACCTCACAGCAACCCGAATGAAGCACCGAGACCAGTTACGGTATCAACTGCACTTGCCATCGCAGGATTAGCCTGTAAACGGGCCTGCAATGAAACAGCAGCCAGCGCCATCAGTCGTGTAACAGAGTTAATGCTGCTGATCGCATCACGACGGCCTGCACTGGTTTTTACATCGCCAGAAACCGCACCAGCCGCGACACGCCCTATCTCTGCAGTTGCACTCATGACGTAATGCGGTAGTTTCTCTTTTGCCACCTCATTAATCGGAACACATGGCAGACAATGAATCTGTGCCAGAAAACCATCTACCAGCGTTGAATCTTCAGTCAGATCGGTAAGTAGCCAGATATCTCGTGCAGTGAGCTGATGCGGTTGTTCCGGGTTCAGCTTGTTACGCAGCGTCTGGACGTTCATTCCCGCGAGTTCTGCTAGCTTCGCCATATTGTGACGTAGTGCAAAAGCTCTACAGGCTTCATCAAAATGCGGATGTTTGGAAATCTTGTAATCAAACATGGTGCTCCCTTAGAAAGTTCCCATAATTGAAATTACTTACCAACAATGACGCGGAAGTTGGAATGACCGAGGGATTCACGGACCTGATCAGTTTTGTACATCAGATAACGCAGGCTTACGCGGCCTTTGTTTTTTTCTTTCTTGACCATGTACTTAGCGAGTTGACCATGGTGAATTTTTTGGTAAACAGACCCGCGGGAAATCCCTTCCCATTCAGCGAATTCAGCAGGCGTAGCCATCTCTTTTGGTACACGAATTGAAATATCTGTGCTCATAGTGCAGTATCTCTTGGTTTAAGCTCGTTTTATGATGTTTAACCCCAACTTCTAAACTCTCATATTAGAAGTTAAACACAAAAATACGATCTCGTTATTGGATTGTCAAATGGAGAGTTCATCTTGAAGATTAGTACAGGTGCAAATACGGGAGGGAGAGAGACCATCAAAAGGCTGATGACAGCCTATGGTTTCAACACTCAGATAGCGTTGGTTGAACACCTCGAAGCATCAAAAAGCACCATGGCAAACAGGATGTTACGTGATAGCTTCCCTGCTGACTGGGTTATTCAATGTGCCCTTGAAACAGGTATTTCTCTTCTTTGGCTGACAACGGGCCAAGGGGAAATGTATCCTCAAACAGAAGAAAAAAATAAGTTCAAAAACGAGAGTTCACCTATAGTTCGCCCCCTTTCAAAGATAGTTATCCCATCAGTAAGGCAGGCAACCATTGAGAACGGAACGCTCGAAGAGATGGGGGATGTTTTCCTTGATCAGACTTTGATACCCGGAAAAGCCGAATATTGTTTGTACGTCAAAGCTAACGACGGCAATTACATTGTTGATACATCAACAAAACAGCTTAGTAACGGAATTTGGCTCATAGACATCGACGGTATGAAAAACATCGTCAAAATTGCGCGCATACCTGGAAACAAAATAGTAGTTAACCAAGATGACACTTCATTTGAATGTTCTGTAGATGATGTGGAAGTCGTAGGACGTGCAGTCAAAGTAATCAAGAACCTCTAACTTATGACCATCAGAAAACAGCCGAACGGAAAATGGTTGTGTGAGTGCTATCCCAATGGACGCAATGGTAAGCGCGTGCGTAAGCAATTTGCTACCAAAGGCGAAGCTATTGCATTTGAAAGCTTCACAATGGAAGAAGTGAACAAAAAACCATGGCTGGGGGAAAAGGAAGATCGGCGACATTTATCAGAATTAATTGAGCTGTGGTATTCCCTGTATGGTCAAACACTCACAGACCCCAAGCGCCTCATGGCGAAACTTAGTATTATCTGTAATGGTCTAGGCGATCCCATCGCTTCAGAACTGACAGCCGGTGACTTTACGAAATACCGCGAAGCACGGTTAAAAGGTGAAGTACGAAATGAAGATGGCACGCTTATGTCGCCCGTTAAGCCCCGCACGGTAAACCTTGAACAGCGCAATCTATCATCTGTTTTTGGTACACTGAAAAAGCTGGGCCACTGGTCAGCCCCCAACCCGCTTGCCGGGCTGCCAACATTTAAAATTGCTGAGAGTGAATTGGCGTTCCTGACCCCGGAAGAAATTAAACGTCTGCTGGATGCCTGTGCTGATTCTCAAAACTCTAGTCTGCTGACGGTTGCAAAAATATGTCTGGCCACCGGCGCGAGATGGAGTGAAGCCGAAAACCTGCAGGGCCATCAATTATCAAAATACCGGATCACCTACACCAAAACTAAAGGCAAGAAAAACCGAACCGTACCGATATCTCAGGAGCTATATGAAGAACTCCCCAAAAACAGAGGGAAACTATTCACGCCCTGCAGAAAAGCTTTTGAGCGCGCAGTAAAACGAGCCGGTATAGACCTGCCTGAAGGCCAGTGCACACACGTGTTGCGCCATACATTCGCCAGTCACTTCATGATGAATGGCGGAAACATATTGGTACTACGCGATATTCTTGGTCACTCTGATATAAAAATGACGATGGTTTATGCTCATTTTTCGCCAGATCATTTAGAAGATGCTGTAACAAAAAATCCACTGGCTATGTTGGGATACTGATAATGGAAAAAAGCATTAGCACATTTATGTACCTATCCGTTTTATTAGGTTGTATATTCTTATTTATAAAATATCGACTTTATGTTCTCGATCATAGAAGCCTGTTCCAACAACCCTTGTTCTGGGCTGCAATAGGCCTACCTTTATTCACCAGCCTTTACTTTGGTTCTTTTGTCTGGATAGATAAAATACACTCTTTTAGTCTTACAAGTCACGGTTATGAGAGATTTTTAGATATCTCGAAATTACCATTACTCATCCTTGCATCTGCAGTACCTTTAGTTTCAATAGTAAACAACCTACACAGAACCAAACAAACAGAAAAACAGATCTCAGAGGCAGAAAGGAAAAACAGGGTAGATTTATATTACAACCACATGAAATTTCATCTTGATTTATATAAAAAAATCGAAGGAAAAAGAATAGGCAGCTACTACCCGGTTCAGGAAGCTCAAGCTGAAGCAATCTACCAACATTTTATAAAACATCCACAAGAACTATATAGAAAAGCATACCCACAATCTACGCCTGATGATTCTCAACAATTAGATATTAATGAGCAATTTGTTATTGATTTACACAAATGTTGGGTAGAAATCAACGCAAGACTCAAGCAATTATCCGAGAGTGAAAATCAAATACATCCTACAGAGGAACTTTGCACAACAAAGATGAGAATATTTGTAGGAGTTATGATTATTTATGAAAAAACTTGTAAACTGTTGTGTTTAGGTGGATTTCATTATAAAAAGTCATTTGTAATAAATGATAGTTATAATAAATACCAAGTTTATTCACCATTTTATGATTTTGGCACTCTGTACGAATCACTGCAATCCTTAGAAGAGATAACCTACGCCTTCTTGGATACTTGCAGAAATGAAGTGGTAAACTTGTACTTCCCTATAGAAGATAAAATTTTGATATATGGTGAAGGGATTCTAGAGAATTGGTTCAAGTATTCTCAGTTCTTGATCACTATAGCTTATCAACCCGCCAAGATGTCTCGCTTACCCCAGCTGAGACGCGATTGA